ACCGGCAGTTGACGACGTTCCGCGCGCTCGGGAAGTCGCCGGGGTACATCCCCTGCTCCCCGCCGACGGTGAAGGGGTCATCCATCGCGACCGCCTGATCGTGCGCGGCGACGTGATCGGGTCGCGTGCGGTCGTCGATCGCGGACAGCCACCGCTTCCCGCCGACGACGCCGGACTGTCGCCAGCCCTCCTCCTGCCCACCGTTGACGGCGGTGCCGACCTCGGTCCGCGCGATCGCCTCCGCACTCGACCGGATGCGGTCGCCCATGATCGTGTTGACGCGGTCGGCGGCTTTGAGGACGTCTTCGCCGGCGGCGATGCTCTCGCCGAGGGAGACCCGCAGCGCGTCCCACGTCGTCTGATTGACCTCTTCAGCGAAGCGTTGGATCTGCCGCTCCATGAAGCGGACGACGCGCGGGTCGAGGACGTCGAAGGCCATCCCGACGCCGGTCTGCGCGAGCCCGTCCTGTCCGGCGGCGGCGATGATGTCTCGGTAGATCGGTCGCATCACGACGCGGAACTCCCGAATCCACCGCGCGAGCTCGAACGGGTTCTCGGCTGCATCCTCGATCGTGCGCGCGCTGCGCTCGCTCTTGACGCGGGCGAGGACCGCCTGCCGTTGTCGGCGCATGAGGTCGGCAACGGCGTTCCCGAAGCGACGCTCCTCCGGCTCGAGGCGGCGGACCCACGCGGCGAACCGCTCGACGTGTTCGGGGTCGCCGTACTCGCGACCGGTGACGACGATCGTCCGCCCGGCTTCCTGTTCGCGCTCGATCTCGAGCTGCTTCCGCTCCGCCCAGGCGCGACCCGGGTCGCCGCCCCAGAGGTCCCACGCGACGCGACCGGGCGACGGGTAGCCGTCCTCCCCGTCGCTGAAGCCCTCGGCCTGCTTGTCGATCTCGTGCCGGGCGAAGAAGCTCTTCATCCGCGCGATCGTCTCCGGCGACACGCGCTCCCGGTTCGCGAGCTGGTTCGCGCGGGCAAGACCGACGGCGGTGCCGCCCGGTCGCCCCTCCTCTTTCCACGCGAGCGCGCGGCGGGCGACGGCGGCGACCTCTTCGGTCGGTCGCAGGTCCACGTCGGCGACGGCGCGGTGCGAGCGCGCGAGGTCGTCGAGGTCGTTCGGCGTGTCGTCTTCGTCGTCGATAGGCGTGTCGTCGATCGGCTGCTGGACCGGCTCCTGCGCTGTTGGGACCTCGCCGGACGTGACTGGCATTGATCCAGCAGGAACCCACCATGCGTCTCCCCACGACACCGGTTCGAGACCCTGCGACTGTCTGACCTCGTTGACAGTCAAGGTTCCGTTCGACAATGCCGTCGCAGCACTTACCGGCGGAACTGTGGAGGAGACTGGACCGAGGCCGCCACTCCCGGTCGGTGCCCACCAGGCGTCACCCCACGGCACCGGGTCGAGACCCTTCGACGCCCTCCACTCGTTGGGCAGCATAATTCCAGCGTCTAGCTTCTGGCGTTCGATCTCCCACTTGGCCGCCTCGGCCTCTTGCAGCACCGCGACGCCGGAGAGGTCGAACTCGACGACATCGGCGACGCCGGGGAAGAGCGGCAACAACTGCTCGGTGAGCTCGGTCGCGATGAAGCGCGCCTCCGGTTGGATCGTGTCCGTCCAGATCGCGAGCCGCGCATCCGCCTGGTTTGCGTAGGTGCGCTCGCCGCCGACAAGGTCGAGGGGGACGCCGTAGGCGCGGCAGATCTCCTCGAGCGACCACTTGAGCGAGCCGAGGTATTCGGCGTCCTTCGGCGTCACCGACAGCGGCTGGAACTTCGCCTCGAAGCGGAGGACGCCCCACCGGTGCGCTTTGTCCGCGCCCTTGAACCGGCGCGACATTGACTGCTCGAGCCCGCGCGCCTGCTCTTCGGTGAGCGTCTGCCCGTTCGCCGGTTGCACGACGCCGGCCAACTGCAAGCCGTTCCTGAACATCGCGGCGTTCGAGATCATCGCGGCCCGGCTGGTGTCGGCGGCGATCGCGGCGGAGGCGAGCGGCGACAGCCCGTCGAACTCGTCGAGCGGGTTCGGGTAGCGCAGCCAGATCACTTCGTCGCGCTCGAAGCGCATCGGCTCCTGGTCGCTCCCGATCTGGTAGAGGAAGTGCGAGACGTAGGCTTCCTTGTCCGGGACGACGGTGACGCGGTCCGGGCGAGCCCACCACATCTCCATCGGTCGCCCGCGTCGGTTCGTCCCCCGGTCGAGGAAGATGTACGCGGACCCCCAGAGGCAGAGGCTGAGCTCCGTCATCTCGACGAGACGCTGAAAGGTCCAGAACGGGTTGACCTTCGCGAGGAGCTCGACGAGCGGGCCGGCGGTCACCTTGTCGCGGCGACCGTCGGGACCGACGCGGTAGGCGACGATCGGCAGCGACGACAGGAGCGACGCGCGGATACGCGACGTCGTGTAGACCGCGTTGCTCGTCTGGATGTACGCGCCGTAGTCGGTCCGGCTCTCCGGCTCGAGACCGAAGCCCGCGAGGTAATTCGTGATGCCGGGATCGGGGACGGAGCCCGGACCGGTGACGAACGCTCGGGCGACGGTGTCGGCGTATCGACGCATGCGACTCACAGGAACAACCTCCCCGCTAGACTCGGCGCGCTAAGGTGCATCACCGCGTAGCGGAGAGCGTCGAGCGCGTGGTCGTGGTCCTTGATCGGCTTGTCCGACTCGGTGCGGGTGCCGTCAGGATACCGGTACGATTCGAACTCCCCGATGAGGTTCGCGCACGCCGGGTCTACGGTCAGGCCGTCGGCGATCGCGGTCGTGAGCCGACCGATGCCCTCGGTGATCGCGTGGTCGCCCGGGGTGACGTGATACCCCAGCCGTCGGAGCTCGAGGATGTAGCCCGCCGCGCTCGGGTCGATGACGACGGTTTCGGCGGCGACGGCGTCGATCGCCTCGCGGATCGCGGCGACGATCTCCGCGCTCGAGAGGTTGCGGCGGTAGACCTCGCGGGAGACGTGGACGCGATCGTCGCCCGCCTGGTGGACGGTGAGGATCGCGGTCGGGTTGCGGGTGCCGACGTCCACGGTGACGAGCGTGCGCCACCCGGTGACGTCGGTCGCGGCGACGTTCGCGACCCGGCTGAAGCCGGGGTAGACGAGCCCGTCGAACGCGACGAACTCCGCCTCGATCTCCTGCGCGGCGAACCGCCCGGAGTAGCCGAGCCCGGCGATGTAGTCCTCCGCGTCGATGTACGGGTTGTCGCGGGTCGTGGCGCGGTAGAGGACATGCTGCGGGGTCGGGTTCGCGACCCACTCGTCGTAGATGATGCGGCGACCCTTCGGCGTCGAGGTAACGAAGAGCGACGGGTTCGCGCCGTCGCGGATCGCGCCCTTGAGCGCAGACCAGATCGCGCGGTCGGTGACGTACTCGACCTCGTCGATCCACGCCCAGGCGTAGTTCGGACCGCGGACCCGGCTCTCGTTCTCGAGGGTGGCGAACCGGACCTCCGCCTCGATCGGCGCGGTGATCGTGACGACTCCCCGCTGCTGGTGAAGCTCGAATCGATACCGCTGCGCGCGCAGTCGCTCGAGGAAGGCGCGCTTCGCCCCGAACTCGAGCATCGGGAAGTCCGGCGCGGCGATGAGCCCGAGCCGGCCCGGGTTGAGGGTCAGGAGCCGGAGCGCGCGGACGGCCCCGCCGTAGGTCTTCCCGGAGTTGCGACCGGCGACGAAGGCGACGTTCCGGTGGTCATCGAGGATGAACCGACGCTGCGACGGGTAGAACGTCTCCGCGCGCGGTTCGGCGAGGGCGACCACCTACTCGCCGCCCTCGGTCGCGGCGATGATCAACGGGATCGGGCGGTCGTCGATGCTGCCGAGCTTCTGTTCGACCCGGCGGGGAGCGTTGAGACCATCGAGCTCGGCGAGGTCGGCGAGGGCCTTCTGACAGATCGCCGCCGCCTTCTCGTCACCGGACACCGCCTTGTGATAGTAGGCGGCGTAGATCGACTCGAGCCGATCGCGGTGCAGGTTGCGGTATTCCTCGGCTGGCTCGCGGAGCGTCTCCCGGAGCGCGGCGAGGACGGCCTTGTGGGCTCCGGATGCGTTCGCGTAGCCGAGGGCTTCGGCGATCTCGTCGAACGTCC